TGAGCCGTTGCCATTTAGCGGTTTCGCCCAGTGTTTCTGGTGGCGGTAGCAGTCCGCGCAGCAGCTCCGTACTTGTAGGCAAGTTCGGATTGCGCCTTGGTTCCAATCGTAAGGCTCACTGGCGCCATGCCGATGCCAGAACGGACGTTCTCACTTGACCCTGCCCTGATTCCAGCCGATGACATAGTTCCTCGCTCACCTGCACGGAAGGCATTGTCAGAAGCCTGCATTGCCGCCTTATCAACATTGCTGATGAAGCCAAGTTGTTTTAGCCCCCAGATAATCGCGTCAATCACAGTCTTGATTGCAGTCAGCGTCACCTTGAGTGGCAAGAGTGCAAGTTCAAGGATGGAGATTGAGTCTTCGCCACTCTCAAACATTGAGAATAGTTCGGCAACTGAGTCAATGAGCGGTCGTACAAAGTTGTCGACTAGGTCCATGATGATTGGGCCTACATCATCCAGAAGTTTCTGGAAGGCTGGCAAGGCTTCCTCAACAATGAACGTAAGAGCCTCAGTGACGATTGGCAGGAACTTAGCGCCGAACTGGTCCATTGACTCGTTGAACGCTTCCTGCGCGGCGAGTGCCTTTCCGCTCGTGCTATTTGCAAGTTCGTCAGCAACATCCTTGAACTTGCCCATGCCTTGTGCGTACAGGTCACTGAGAGTTGCGCCCTTCTCAATGGGTCCGATGAGCGCGGCAAGTCCTCTTGTGCTTCCGTTGGCGGCCTTTCCAATCTTGGCGACTACGCTCTCAAGGTCCTCTCCTGTGACTGCCGAAATGGTCGTGGCAAGCGCATTTGCCTTGAGCAACTTTTCTTGATTCTTGAAGTACCGGCTACCGACTTCAAGACCAGCGCGTACCCTGTCATCGGCAATGCCAAGTCGTTGCGCTGCCTTGATTTGCTCCTCAATCTTCGGTGCAAGTTTGTCTAGCTCAAAGCCACGCGCCCTTAGCGCCGCATTGGTCAGAATCGTTGAGCGTTCATCCTCCATTGCGCCCTTGACGGCATCTGCAACGAAGGCAGTGATTGCCGCTGCAGCAGCGGCCGCAGCCACACCGATGGCCTTGAACGCGGTGACGCTTGCTCCCTTGAGCTTGCCCATCGCGCCGCCAACCTTGCCGAGCGGTCCAGTTGCGGCGTCCTTTGCCTTGATGACGAAGTTAGCGGAGCGGTCAGAGCCAAAAGCCATCAGCGTTGATTCCCTCTCCTGAACTTCAGGATGGTGGCGCGGAAGGCGCCGTCATTGAGGAACTTCTCCGTGGTCGCAGAGAAGGCTTCCATTGCTCGCTCGATTGTACCTGGACGCTTGACCGTATCCGTCACGAATGGGCGAGCAGCGACTGGACGGACAGGAACCGAGCCTGAGTTAGTTCGGCGCACAGGTCCACGACCAGCCACAACAAACCAGCCATAGAACACGCCAGAGCGTCCACCTTTGATACCAACCACTGCGCCGGGCTTATTGAATCGCACGCCACGAGCCTTGACGTTCTTCTGCAACTTGCCTGGGTTCTCGGTTGTATCACCGCGAGGCGCAGCCTGCTTCATTGGCTTGAGCATCGTGCGCGCAGCGTTGAGCGCAGCGAATGACTGCATGCGCTTGAAGCCGCTTGGGTTGCTGGCTTGGTAGAACCCGATGCGAAGGTCATCAAAGTTCTTGTCGGTCTTGATTTGGAGAACGAGCGAATCGTTAGCGGCCATGATTCTCCTTCGGCTGAAGGTCTCCCATCAGGGTCAGTGTACGGATGAAGTCTTCAGCGTCCCACTCCAAAACCTCGTGTGGTGGGATGTGGAACTCCTTGCCGATGAGGTGCGCGGCGATGAGCGGATGCGGCACCAGTGAACGACCCGCCGCCAGCCGCTGGGCGTCGAGTCTTATCGAGGGGGGAGTGCTGCTACTGCATCGCTCCACTTCGTGATGGCATCAGAGAGTGCGTCCATCGGCGCATCTAGCACCTGCTTCGCCGGCTCGCCGTTCTCGTCAAGGAAGTTGTGCTTCACGACGAGTCGCTCCAGTGCGTTGAGTGCGCGTTCCACGCTGCCGCTTTGCAGCTCAATGAATACGCGAGCAGGGACCCCTTCTGCCTTCATGGTCGCCGTCCAGCCCTCAAATGGCGCGGACAGGTTCACGTCTACGGTGCGGAACTGTGGCTTGCTCTGGCTCATCTAGCCTCCTCCTTCTCTGCTACTAGGTTGAACTTACGGCAGCGCCGACAAGTCGCTATTCACGAGGATGCGAAGGCTCTTGGCGCTCACCGTGTCGTAGACCAGCGTGCCGGTCACGGCCATCGTCGTCAGCCCATCCTCAGCGCCAGCCATCTGCTGCACTTCGGTTGGAACAATCATTGCCATGATGTGCGCGCTGTAGGTGCCGTTTGACCACGACAGGCGCACGCCCTTCGGCGTAGCTGCGCGGTAGGCGTCGTACCACGTTGAGACTGCGCTCGCCGTGCTGCTCACCGTCATCGTCAGCGTGCCGCTGAACGGGTTGCTCTCGCTGTGCGTGCTGAAGGTCGTCGTGCCTGCGAGGTACGACTGGCGCGTGATGCCTGCATTGAACTCCAGTGAGAAGTCGAGCAGGTACTCGTACGCTGTGCCGTCAGCCGTGCCTGGGAAGGATGAGCCGTGCTGGAAGGCGTTCCAGAGGCGTCCTGCCATGAACGGTGAGGTCGGTGTGCCTTCTGCCAGTGTTGCGCTGTTCTTCGCAACGTTCTGCGCGAAGAGGTTGGCGCTCAGGTTCGTGAGTCCGCTGCGGTCTGCCGCGATGGTGATTGACTCAGCGAGGCAATAGTTGGCGACGTACTGCTGCACGCCGTCGGTTGCCACGAGCGAGTATGACGTTGGCGAGTTTGCCGCCGTCATCGAGTAGTCGTAGTCCCATTCGTATGGCGCAGCAGTACCCGCAACGGTATCGGTGCGAGTCATGGAGAGCCAGATTGGAAGTTCTCCGACGCTCACCGCAGGAACGGTTGCGCTCAGGGTTGGCTCAATGGAGACGATGGTGCCGGTGGAGCCGATGAGCGGGTTGCGGAGTGCAACTGAACGCTCGGCGCCGAGTTCAATCGTGACGCCATCGGAGATGACGCCAGTCGGCGTGACGAGCAGCTTGCGGCCGCCAGAGGTAAGCGTTGGAATCGTTCCAGGCGTCGCTTCCTTGAAGGCGACGAGTTTGCTGAACAGGACGTTGCCTGCGGATGCGGCTGGCATTATTCGGTCTCCTTGTCGTCTTCAGCCGCTGGTGCGGCATTTGCTGGTTTGGCGATTCCTGCCGCAATCCACGCTTGCGCGAGGGCTGCGGGTGCGCTGATTGTAGACCCATCAAGCGGCAATCCTCCGACGAACTCTCCTTGTGGAAGAGAGCCAGCGACGTATTGCACCTCGATGTGGCTGATGACTGGATAAGCCAGTGGCTTCTTCAGGCTAGGCACTGGTTGCGATTGCCTCCACGCTTGCCACTTCAATCGTCGCCGAGATGGTGAGGTAGTCCTGGTCTGCCCATGTGTCGGTTCCGATGGCAGTTGAGACCACGCTCGCCTGCGCCACGGCGTCTGTGCCATCTAGCGTCACGCCGTCAATGAGGCTGTCGCGCAGCCATGTGCGCCACGCCATCAGGTCGGCGTACTTGCGACCGAGGTCTGCCTGCGGCTGGATATAGATGGTCGCGTTGATGGTCAACGTGATTTGCCGATTGCTCGCGCCGTAGCCCACCGTGTCGTCGCCTGGCACGAGGACGCAGGCTGGAACCACTGCCAGATTGTCCGGCGGGAAGGTGTGAACCTGTCGCAGCGTGTAGCCAGTTGGAGCCGACTTCGCACTGAGGTGCGCGGCGAGTCCAGCGAGAATCGTGGCGTCGTTGAAGCTCACCGAGCCAGACCTTCGCGTCGGCGATACTGCTCAAGAAGCACTTGCGACTCAGGATGCAGTGCGCGGGTCTGGCGAAGGATGCCGCCGAGGTCTTGCGAGCCGATGACGCCGAACGGTGAGGTGCGGCTTGACCAAACTGCTCCTGCTTGAATGATTGCCGCCTGCTTGACGGCGCTCGGCACTGCTGGCCATCCGAAGACGCCGATGACCTTCACGCCGCGATAGACGCCCTTCGGGAAGTTCTTCGGCCATGTGACGCTGACCTCGATGCTGCTGTACGGCCAGCCATCCAGCGCGTTGTTCGCCGGTGCAAACACATAGTCGGTATTCGCAACCCACGTTGTCTCATAGGTGCCGTCGCCGTTGTCGTCGGTGGTCAGCGATGAGACGCTTACGAGGTCATCGGTCAGAACGTACTGAAAGTCCTGCGCCGTGTAGTAGCGCGTCTCTGACGCGGTGCCAAAGCCCTGGCGTCGGTCGGTGTAGTTGTCAATCAGCGCGTCGGTTGCATCAAGCACCGACTGGAGCGCGACGTCATCGGTGATGTCGGCAGTGCCGATTCCGATAGCAGCCTTGAACTCTGCGAGGGTTGCGTAGGACATCTAGATGCCTCCGATTTGTAGGACGCTGATTTTCTCACCGGCGTTGGTGGCGATAGCATACAACTGCACCCGCTCTGGAACGCTCATCACAATCGGCAAACCCTTGTGCAAGATGTAGCCGTTGCTCGTGGTCACATCTGCGCCGCCCACGTAGATAGTTGCATTGCCGCCAGCCTCGGCGTAGAGGTGGAAGGTTGAACCAGTCACGCGCCCTTCGCCGATTGCCGTGGCTGCCGTGCCAACCGTGATTTGCCGCTGCTGGATGATTTGCTCGCTCACTCGCTTTTCCCCTTTTCCCGCCCTCTAAGCG